TAGTACATCAAGAGTTCCATCTTTGTTTCTAAAGTTGACCATACGTTCAAAATATCCCTTGTATAATTGCTCCACTTCCTGAAATTCTATTCTATCTGTCATTAGGTTTAAGGTTGCTACCATATCACCTTTTTTGATTTTAGGGATAGCTTTCCAGCCATCTCTTGTTAAAACCTCTGTGTCTTTTGAAACGGGACCAGTTTCTGAAATTCCGATACGATACGGTGGCATCTTATAAGAACTTAGCACCTCATCCCTTGACTGCTTGTAATACAGATTGAATGAGCCTTCTTTCACGTCAATTGAAAGCGGCTTCCAGGTTAATGATCCGCCAGATGGCAGCTCCAGCACAAGAGTCTTATGAGCATTACTAGAGCCTTTGATTTCTACATCAAGAAAGTCATTGATATATTTCATTGAGTTCTCTTCCCAGTCTCCTTCAAGCGTCACTAAAGCAGCAGGAACGCCATAATTGTCAAAGAAAGACAAGTTATAATCTCTGACGCTTATTAATCCCCTGGCTGCTCCAACTGCACCAAGTATATTTGGAGCACGGAGCACCGTAATAAGAGCTACGAGGATAGTAGTTTTTGTAAAAAATGATTTCATTAGCAAGGCTTTCGTCTTTTTTTACTTTTGCTGAGACTTCCTCACCCGTGTCAGCATCAAAGTTCTTCTCTAACCCGATTTGCTTGAACCAGCGATATTTATTATTCCTTACCTGACAGAACAGCTTTTTGCTTTTATGTACTCTGATTGTGTGTGCAGGAATATGCCAGAGCCCATTGATTTCCTTTGACGCAGAATCTCTACTTACCTCAATTGCAAACCAGCCAACTACTCCCCAGTCAATAATACACTTCTCAATGATGTCTTCAATTGCTTCCTCTTGCTCCTCATTCGGGTCTTCCAAAAATTCTCTTGCCTTCTTTTTCTGTTCTTCAACCTCTTTCTCATTTGCTTCCTCAGTTGCCTCAATAAGAGTCCAGCCCTTTCCGACAACATCCTTTGCAATCTGTCTGACACATGAATCAAAATAAGAGCAGTTCTCCTGCAAAGCCAAAAGCCCATTTACATCAAATGGGAGTGGCTTCAAACCTTTCTCTGAAAGAAATCTTGCTTCCTCCTTTAGCTGCTTTGACGACCGGCGTTCAGCCTTCCTCAATACAGAAAGTGGAAACAATCCTTTACTTGTTTTCAGGTAGTAGACCTTACCAATTTTCTTCTTACCATGGACAGTAGACTTTGCCTTTTCTGACATGCGTCACCTCCTTTTTCTTTTGCTCCTGCTCAAGCCTCGCTTCTTTCTTTTTTCTTTTCTCCAGGCCAACAAAATGCACCCTACCATGTTTGTGCCTTCTTTTGTCAAGAGCCAGAACAAGCTGCCTGAGAGCATCAATAGCATGGTCATTCTCTTTATACGGCTTCTCTGTTCCTGTTTGATAATGGTATGTCTCTATTTCATCAAGCAGATTCGGACATTTGCTCTTGAATACTTTGAGCCTGTTCGTTCTTATTCTTGCATTAACAGCTTCAATGCCTTTCTGGATATCATTATCACCACTGTGAATATCAATGCCCATGCCTCTGAGTTCTTCTATTTCTCTCTTTCCGCTCGGATCGCCAAAATAGGTAATATCTTTCATGTGCTTTGATATATCTTTCAACAACATATGAGAAACATAGAGCTCATCGTAAATATAGAGCACATCATCCGGGGAGAGAGCACCTTTCAAGTTTGCATGCGGATTATTGAAGCCAAAGTCAGTACCACCGAGCTTGAGCCAGTCATCCGGTATCTCAAACTCTTCTTCAGCAATATTGTTTGAGTCAAAGTCCGGGTACACAAGCCCTTCCACCTTTCTGAACTGTCCTTTGTACCTCATAGCAAACAGATTCTCTGATAGGTCTCTTGCTGCTCTCTCAAACTCTCTTGCAGGATAATATGGATTGTCTATTGAACTGAAGTTTATAACATCATAGTTCCGATCGCCTTTCTTCCAGCGTAGGTAAAACTCATGGTAGAGCCAATTCAAACCATATGGTGTTGTTGTGAGCAATGCTCTACCCTCTTTCATACCGAGCCTTGCTTGAACGGCTACCCAAGCCATGTACTTCATCTGGCCGGCTTCATCAAGACATGCTGCTCTATACTGTCTAGCTTCAAGCGATTCTGGCCTGTCAGCAGTACCAAACCATATCTTGCCACCTGTTGGCAGCAGATAGACATTATAGCTCGGCCTATACTCCCCTCCTAAATCTGTGTCTCTATATGCATCTATGATTATAGGTAAGGTCGCTCTGACGAGCAACTTATAGGTGGGAGCTGCGACAATGTACTCATCTTTTGGATGTTTCTTTATCTCAGAAAACAGCCACCATGGTATAGTGAAACTCTTTCCTCCACCAGTACCACCTATTAAACCGATGAATCTGCTCTTACTTCTCAATGCCGCTGCTTGATGAGGAAGCAGGTGGACTTCTTTGTATCTAGCTCTTTGATTTTGCATTGTTGTTATTGTTGTTTTTATAGTCTTCAAGTACCAGCCTGACAGGCTTTTTCTCATCGCCAGTATGTAGCAGCTCCTGACGGTCTGTCATTCCAAGCCAGTTCTTTGCTAGGAATATCTGGACTGATGCGTTATGACGTTTTGTTGCATTCTCAAACATCGCCTTCATAAGACTGATATTTCTGTCTGCTTTACCCTTTTTTAATGCAGCTAATAACTGAAGATGCTTTTTCTTCCAGTTCTTGAATGTATTAGGATGAACGTGAAAGAACCAGGCGATATCTTCTTCATTAACACCAAGAGTTGCTAATTTTCTAGTCTCTTCTATGTACTCTTCTTTAAATACCGATGGTCTACCGCCTTTGTTTGTCTTTAGCTTATCGTTAGTCATTATTACCCTCTTACTTAGTATATAGCTATATATCTATATAATTAAGTTCTATAAATATAGACTTAGTCTTATAACTTAGTACTCTCCCTCTTTCCATTTGAATCCACACTTAGGACAGACTATATATTCATTGTCCTCGTTATTGTCTTTTTCTTTATTATCTAAGTTGGGCCCAAAGTCCTCAATAATGCTTTTGAGACTAACCGGCTCTTTCAAGTCTATATCAAACTCTTCAAGCTCAATCTCATCAATATATGGATAAGTCAATTCAGCCAGTTCCTGTTCAATATATTGACCAAATCTCATGTTATCAAGCAAAGAAAGTTCAATCTTCTCTTTCTCATTCTCTGGAAAGTTAAGGCTTATCCATACTTCTCTATCATCCGGCCACTTCAGTATATGCTTCATTGCCTGCCAGCGCATGTTGCCGCCGCCGGTAATATAGAAAGAGCCTTCTTTCCAGCATGTGAGAGTCTGAAACAAACCCTTCTCTTTGATGCTCTTAGCGAGCCGCTCAAGCTTCTCTGTCTTGATGTTTCTAGGGTTCTTCTCCCACGGCTTTATGAGCCCGAACCTTACTCTCTTGAATTCCGGCTGTTTAAGCATCTTTCTGACAGCTCCTCTGTTATGATTTCTTTACCGTTTTAACCATTTCAAGGATATCTCTTCTGTTCTCATTGATACTTTTCTCGAACCTTCTTGTTGTTTGACGGCAGTTGTTCTTGATACCTTTGACTTCAGTACTGAGTTGAGCCATGTTGATATTCAAGTTATCGACTTTTGTATCAATGCTTTTTGTTAGCACTTTGACTTCTTTTAGAGATGCGCCGTTTTTCTTTTCACTTCTATTCCTTTTTCTCTCCCTTAGAGCCGAGTTGATAATTGCTGATAAGTTGATAATGACTAAACCGATAAGCCCGTAGAAAGTTGTAGGTTCATATGTCATGTCACCATTCCTCCTCTTTGCATTTTTCTAGCTCTCTCCTAAGTCTTATTATTTCCAGTTTTAAATCTTCTACCCATAGGATGAATGCCTCATTTACGAGTACATTACCATCTTCTGTGATTGCGAGGATTTTCACATCTTCACTTGGATGAAGTACATCCTTCACAGGGTACAACGACGG